TTCCGTTTATAATTTAAACGAGTCCTCGCGCGCGCGATTTGAGGCCAAGGATGCCATTTGCAGTTTAGAAGTTGGATACGGTCCTGATCTTGAATTGATTTTTATTGGCAATATTGCCAAGGTGACAACCAAAAAAACAACTGTTGACGTGATCACGGAAATTGAAATTGGTGATGGTGAGAGGGCGTTTCAAGATGCGCACGTTGATTTGTCATTTCCGGCCGGTGCCAGCGCGCAACAAGTGTTGGAAAAAGTCGCGGCAACTTTAAAAGAGGTTAAATCAGGCGGCGTAAAATCAGTTAAATCATTTTTATTGTCTAAGTTTAAATCATTTGGTACCGGATTGGTTTTAAGCGGATCATCAAAAGATATTCTTGATAACTTAACCAAAACTTGCGGCCTGGAATGGTCCATTCAAGATGGCGAGGTCCAATTTTTAGATCAAAATAGTGCAACCCTTGAATCGCAAATTTTGTTGTCCTCAACAACTGGACTTATTGGATCACCTGGAAAAATAAAGTCAACCGATGCAACCGCCGCATTGACTGGCGGCGTTGAGTTTACTTGTTTACTGCAACCAAAATTAAAACCAGGCCGCCTTGTTAAAATTTCAAGTTTCGCAATCACTGGCGATTATCGCGTTGCAAAAGTTAGTCACGAGGGCGATAATTTTGGCGGCACTTGGTTATCAAAATGTGAGGCATATATCAAAAAATGAAACAAGAAACGCCAACGTTACAATCATTATTGAAGGATGCAATTGAGGCGCGCGTGACTGATATTCACGTTTCATTGCCTGGCATTGTCCAAAAATATGATGCCGCAAAACAAATGGCCGATATTCAACCAACACTAAAAAAGAAATATGGTGACGGTACCGTAACAAATTTGCCGTTACTCTCAAATGTACCAGTAATATTTCCAAGGTCCGGTAACGCTTATTTGCACATACCATTAAAAAAAGATGATACGGTTTTACTTATATTTTGCGAACGTTCCATTGATACTTGGTTACAAAAGGGCGGTATTGTTGACCCTGATGATTACCGCAAACACGCATTAAGCGATGCGGTTGCAATACCAGGTTTATTTCCAATGGGATCAGAAATTGATGGCCAATCAGATAAAGTGGACCTCGTAAACGGTGACGCTATTTTGCGCTTGTCAGAGGATGGCAAGTCCTCAATTGGTAAAGTTGGATCAACCCCAACGGAAAACGCCGTCCTTGGCCTTGTATTGAAACAATATCTTGAAAACATACATCAACAATATTCCGACATCTTGGACCTATTAATTGGCGGTGATATTTTTATTGCAACAACGCTTGGCGCGCCAACCGCACCTAACCCCGTGCGCACTCCGCAATTGCTTGCCGCCAAAACGGCGCTTGCCGCATTAAAAACCACGCCGATTAGTGATAAGCTTTTTTTAAGCGACATCCTATTTACTGAAAAAGGGATTTAATATGGACCTAAAACTTGACCTGACCGGCGATATTGAAGTGATCAATGGCCAAGCTGCGTTTACATCCGGCATTGATTCGATACGCCAACATCTAGAAATAAGATTGCGCACTTTTTACGGCGAATGGTTTTTAAACCAAAACCTTGGGGTTACTTATTTTGATGATGTGTTTAAAAAAAATCCAAATTTAACCGTATTAAATGCGGTTTTTACCAAAATCATTTTGGATACGCCAGGCGTTTTGTCCTTGACGACATTAGTTTTTGACTTATTAAATACGCGACAATTAAACATTGATTTTAGTGCCGTTACAAGTGACGGTATCCTTGATTATTCCGGTTTTGTTGGGGTTTAAATTATGACTTATGGATTAACTGATACAGGGTTTATTAAAAAACGCCAACCCGATATTCAACTTGAACTTGAGGCGGATTTTCGCGCCGTATTTGGCATTGAAATAAACCTTTTGGCAACTTCAATTTATGGCCAATTGATTGGATCATTATCTGAACGCGAGGCGCTGATTTGGGAATTATTAGAAGAAATTTATAATTCGGCATTCCCTGATACAGCAAGCGGCGCGTCATTAGATAACGTTGTTGCCATTACTGGCGTCACGCGGTTACCTGCAACTTATTCATTGGTAACCGCGCGCGTATTCGGTACATTAAATACATTGATACCAGCGGCGACAATTTTTAGCGTTATCGGTGTTGCGGCGTCGCGTTTTGTTTCGCTTGCTGATGCAACAATTCATGATGGCATTAATGAAGTGCAACGGTTTACGTTTAGCGCGGTACCGGCAAGCGGCACTTGGACTATTGCGTTTAGTGGACAATCAACAAGTGCATTGACATGGAATGCCGATAATACCGCAATTGCGGCCGCACTAAACGCCTTAAATAATTTATCCGGCGTTACGGTTAGCGGATCATATGCAACTGCAATTGATGTTGAATTTGCGGGTGCGGATGGAGAAAAAGACCAGGTATTATGTACCTCAACAAACACGTTACAAGATGGATCAAGTAACCCAATAACGATAACGATAACAGAAAACGTCAAGGGTTATTTACCGCATGTTGATGTTTTATGTCGCGCCGAATTAACAGGCGCAACGGCCGCCGCAAGCGGTACCTTAACGGTTATTGAAACGCCGCTTTATGGCATGGATACCGTAACAAATTTATTGGATGCAATTGTTGGCCGTAACCTGGAAACGGACGCCGAATTAAGATTGCGCCGTATGGAATCATTACAGCGCACCGGTACTGCAACGGTTAACGGCATCGTGTCAACATTACGCGCGCTAACTGGCGTTGATACTGTATTTGTAATTGAAAATAACACGGATTTACCCGATATTGATGCCAGGCCGCCTCATTCATATGAAGCATTTGTTCAGGGCGGTGATGACGATGAAATTTTAAATGCGATATGGTTAACGAAACCCGCCGGTATTCGGACCGTTGGAAATTTTAGCGGTTCAATTTTGGATTCGCAGGGATTTTCCCAAGTCCTTTATTTTAGCCGGCCATCAGAATCATTAATTTATCTTGATGTGACAATCACCAAAAATATTGATCCAACCGAACTTGGCGGGGTTTACCCTGCAACCGGCGATCAATTAGTGCGTGACGCAATTTTAGCGTATGGCGCAACGTTTGAAATTGGCCAGGACGTAGTTTTGTCGCGTTTCTTTACGCCAATAAACGTTATACCTGGCATTGTTGGAATAACCATAAAAGCTGGCCTTGCGCCGGCACCAAGTGGCACTTCAAATTTACCTATTATTTATACCTCACTTGCAAAATTTGACGCCTCAAGATTAACGGTGACAAGTGTATGACAATTACCAAAATAACAACTCACCATGATGATGCGCTGGTTAGGTTACTTTATCAGTTTAAAGATAAAGTAAAAGTCCAGGCTATGGTATCAATGCAAGCGGATCAAATACAAGATATTGAGGACGCGACTTTTGAATTTTTGTCCAAAATACCATTGCAAAATGCAGTTGGAGCAATGCTGGATCGTTGGGGCGTCCTTTTAAACGAGGCGCGGTTAGGTGATAATGATGCGGATTATAAGTCACGGTTACTTTTTAGCATTACCCGCAACCTTTCCAATGGTACTCCAGAAGAACTAATATCATTTACCAGCATTTTACTTGGAACTAATCAAATACAAATTTATGAAATATTCCCAGGCGTGGTAAATTTTTTAGCGTCCGATGTGCAAAATACCGCTGACCCTTTACTTGTAAAATCCCAATTACAACAATTATGCGCCGCCGGTGTGCGAGTTGGTTGGATATCCTTGCTTAATGACCCGCATCCGTTTGCGTTTGAAAATCACCCAAACCCCGATGCACGCGGTTTTGATACATATCCTGTAACCAATGTTGGCGGTTTATTTATATCAGCAATTTAATCAGAGGTATTTATGACAGACATTACAAAACCAAGTCAAAAACCACGATGGGCAACTGATGTTGGCGCCGCTGTTACCGATCCGCCAGAAGGTAAAAAGGATACCGGTTGGATTGTTGAAATGCCGCCGCATCAATTTTTTAACTGGTTACATAAACGGACATATGATTGGATCAACTATTTTGAGGCCAAGGGCGATACCGATCTTGGCGGCGCAAGTGAATCAACCCTAACAATTGCAAGCGGCGCCATAACCCCAACTAGCGCCAATCACGCGGTTGATACCGAGGCCGCAGCTGCATCTGATGATTTAAGCAATATCCTCACGACAAATTTGCAGGATGGCCGCCTGGTCCTAATCCATTCCGTTAGTGCCGCGCGCGTGATCACCATTAAACATAACGCCGGCGGCGCCGGTCAAATTGTCTTGACCGCTGGCATTGATCTTATCCTTGCTGATCCAACTGAATTTGTAATGTTACAGCGTAACGGCGCGGATTGGCGCCAGGTATTTACCTCGCAATTGGGATCAGACATTACGCCGTTCCTTGGCGGCAATCTTGACGTTAAAGCGCGCCAAATAACAACCTCAACAACCAATGGGGATATTGTTATTGAACCAAATGGAATTGGCGGACTTGTTCCTTTAACAACCGCTAAGGCGTTGGGATCAACAAGTAAACGTTGGAATATGTTTGGTACCGGTTTAAATTTAACAGGCGATATTGGCGCTGTAAATGCAACATTATCCGCTTATGTTTACTCGCCAAAACTTGACGCCGCAACACTAAATACCACGCTTAATATTGGTGATACCAATGCTAATTTGATAAATATTGGCCGCACCGGCGCAACCATTGCATTTTACGGTTCAGTAACCGAGGTACACACAACAAATACATATGTTAGCGATAAAGTAATCACTTTAAATGATGGCGGCCTTGTCTCAACCGGTGACGGCGTTGGTATTGAAGTTGAAGAAAACGCACTGATAACCGGTTACATTAAAACGTCAGCTAACCGCAATAAATGGTCATTTAAATCGCCAAATAGTGCTGAAATAATTTCAATTGGCACCGAGGCAACGGTTGTTGGCGATATTGGTATTGTTTCAAATGTTTTTACTTCAATGTTTAGCGGTTATAATTTCAAAAATTCGACTAGCGCATCTATTGCAAGCGCAACCGATGATGGCGCATTTACAATCGGTATTCCTATTGCGGCAAATTATACAGGACAAGTCCATAAAATAAATGGATCAATTTGGTGTGGAAGTAATGACGGGTCCGACACCGCCGGTACATTTACAATTGGAAGTAATGCATATTTGGGAACAAGTACGTCTTATATTGGAAGAATAAGCGCACTAAATACCGGTTCAGCAATACAATTTAATACACGAACAACAAATAATACAACTGACGCAATATCTTTTTGGTCGAATAATTTTAATGATGGATTAACAACGATCGCAACTAAAAAAGGATCAATGACGGCTGCTGGCGCATGGGCATTTAATTCAGATACTACACATACATTTGGAACAACTGCTCTATCATTAAATACAGCATTAAATATTAAATCATTTGGCGATCCCGTTGGCATTTGGCTTGGCGGATATATCGGTGGAAAAAGGACAAATATTTGGGATTATTCCGCAGCTAGTTATTTTTGCTCTAATTTATATTACGGATCAGGAGGATGGCGGAATGCTACGCTTAATAAGTCTGGCGCTTTTGTATCAATGGAGGCTGGAATTAGCGCAACAACAAAAGCATTTACTATTAATTCTAGTCAAACATATAATGGGGCCGCAGATAGTGTGTGCTCGCCGGTAACAATTTTTTACGTCACACATGGCGGTGATTGTTTAATTGGTTCAACTACTACAAATAGGCATTCGGTAAAT